AGGATCTGTTTCAATCTTAGCAAGAATTTTATCAATCTTTTCTATTTCTAGATCGATCATATCGTCCATCAATCGCTGTGCTTTTTGTGCAACTTCTCCAAAATGATCAAAATCAAACTCAGCGTTATCAGACCAAGCATTCTTAACAAAAGAAGTAAGATTGACTAGCATTAGACGACAGCTGTCGTAGGGTGAAAGAATAATTTCACCGCAAGGATTGGTAGAGGTTGAGCCAAAGCCTTCTGCTTTGTAGATATCAGACGGAGTCATTCTCTTCGCTGTATCCCAAAACAGAAGACCAGGCTCGGCTGACGCGTGTGCAGACTCAACAATCTCGTGCCAAAGATCTTGGGCACTAACCCACTCTTCTACAATGGGCTCTTTGGCATCTACAGGGAAACGCAGTTGTGTATCATCACCCCCTCGGACTGCGCGCATAAATTCCTCGCTTAAGCGAATTGAGATGTTTGCGCCTGTCACACGTGTCAGATCTCTTTTAATCTTAATAAAATCTCTAATTTGTGGATGGTGTACTGAGAGAGAAATCATCAGTGCACCACGTCTGCCGCCTTGTGCTACTTCACGGCATGAATTTGAAAATCGGTCTAGGAAAACTTCCAATCCAGAAGTTGTTTTTGCTGCATTAGACGTAGCAAGATTCTTTGGTCTAATATTTGAAACATCAAAACCTACGCCGCCGCGGCGCTTCATGATTTGAACTTGCTCTTGATCAGTCTTAAGAATCCCACCGTAACTGTCTTCTGGCGAAGCAATTACAAAGCAGTTTGAAATAGACTGTATCTGATAGTCATTTCCAATGCCGCTCATAGGAGAACCTTGAGGAACAACATACTTAAAGTCTTTAAACAAGCTGTAAACTTCTTCTTCGGTCATTGGATTTTCATATTTCTGCTCGATGCGAGCAAATTCTTTAGCAAGACGCTTGTGCATATCATCCGGGTCTGATTCTAGATAATTCCCTTCAGAGTCTTGCAAAGCGTATTTTCCTGCAAAAACACTTGCAGCTAATTCATCGCCTTGGAAATAGTTTGTAGATGCTTTTAAAACTTGTTCATGTGTATACGTCATAATATTCTCTCTTACTTGCTTGCAGTGATTTCTTTCCATTTAGATTTTAACATGTCTTTTGTTCCTGTATTATGAGATTCATAAATATCTACAAGCGACATCTGACTAGGATCATCAATTACTTCTATTCTTGATCTTGCTGTATCAATTCTAATTGGAAAAAGAATACCGTCTTTCCCAGCACGATTTTTTGCAACAAAAATTCTGCCCATGCCAGTGGCTTTTTCTGTGGGTTTTCTTGATATTGATACAACAATATCAGCAACCATAGCTTTTCCATAAGCTTCTGACATATTTTCAAGTCCGACAACTTCTGAATTTGAAGCGTCTCGATTGGCTTGTGATGCTGTCCAAACAGGAATATTCATTTCCATTGCAAGATTTCTAAGCTCCTCGTAAACCAACTTAAGCTCATGACGAAGTGAGTCAAATTGTCTTGTAGACCTCATAATATCCGCATAGTCAATAACTATTAGCGAAGGAATAAAGTCTTTCATTGCTAACTTTTCAATATGATTTCTAAGTGTCACAATGCTTGCAGTTCCGGTCGGGTACTGCTTAATAATTAGTCTACCGAAGTCGTTTTGTTCATAGTGTGTTAACACTTTTTCTTTATTGTCGATAATATCTGAAGAAGATATTCCTGTGAGATTACTATCGTATCTAATACCTACTGCAGTTTCTGAAAGCTCAAATGTGTAATGAATAACATTCTTTCCGCGCTTAAGTGCCTCAGCACCCATTGCAACAAGCCAGTGTGATTTACCTACACCTGTAGGCGCAACTACCACACCAATCTCGCCTCTAGAAAGACCACCGTTAAATACGTCTTTTGCATCGAGATGATGAATACCAGTAGGGCAACAGATTCTGTTAATCTTGGCAAATCTTGCTTCGTGATCTTTAAAGAACTCGTGACCAACAGAAGAACCACTACCTTTTGATACAGCATCTTTCATAATATTTAAGACGCCTTCGTAGTTTTCTGCCTGAATAGCTTTGACACTTTCTTCGAGTGCCTGTTGCAAGACTTGCTTTTTGCAGAAATCAAGTGTTTTTTCTTTTACATACTCTAAATCACCTAACTCAGGAGAAGACTTAATTCTAGAAAGAAACTCAATGACTTGACCTTTTAGAATTACATCGTCGCCTTCAGTTAATTCATCTTTAATAATAGAGACAAGAATATTCATAGTAGGAAAGCTTTTGTACTTCAAGTAAAAGCCAAAAAATCTGTCACACAAATACTGAAGATATTTTAATTCAAAATAATCGTGTGTCATTACTTCAACCATTTGAGTTGCCCATTGCTGGTCTCTCATCAGTGATTGAAAGATTTTTTCTTGAAAGTCTTTTCCGTACTTAGAAAAGTGATTTTCATAACTCATTTAATTGTGCCCTTTTTAAGATTTTTTAGAAGATAACTCCATCTTTGGATATCAATTGAAGTAATAGTTGATTCCTTTAAGATTTTGTGTACACCTATATTATCCCATGCAGGAGCAAAATTTTCAATATCACTTTCAATCTTTTGAATCTGAGAAATGCTTAAATTGTTAGAGTCTAGCAGCACAAGCTGTATGTTTCTTTTAATGAGCTTTTCTTCATTCACAATATTAGAAAATATTTTGGGACTCTTGCTTGTGATCATAGACTTTGCATCTGCGACTAAGTCTGAGAGTATGTATTCCGATCCCTCTGTGAACTTCTGAAACCTCTTAGAAAGAGACTTATATCCTACACCTTTAATACCGGGAATGTTATCTGAAGTATCTCCTGCAATGCTTTTTGCCAAGTAAAAATTAGCAGGATGAATTCCAAATCTCTCAATTACTTTTTGCTCATTAACAAAATTCTTTAAAGTTGGAGACCATATAATAGTCTTTTCATCAATCAGTTGATAGAAGTCATGATCTGAAGAAATGATGATCTTATTTTTATCTTTTAGCAGATACTTGCACATATATCCGATGGCATCATCAGCTTCGGCACCCTCAATATAAGTCTGACAAACTGGCGTTTTAGAAAGTAGATTGATGAGAGTTTTTAGTTGATAGTTTCTGTTTTGATAAGTTGAAGGAATATCGTCTTCGTAGTATCTGTTTAAGTTTTGAGGTTTTGATTTTTGCTTATAATCTTTGTAAAGACCTCGCTTTTTTACAGACCCACCCCCTTCCCAAACTACAACAATTCCTTCAGGCTTACATTTTTCTACAAGGCGCATCATAGCATTAAAAAATCCCACAACTCCTCCAACGTGCTCACCGTTTTCAGACATTGCAGGATTTGCCATAAAGTGCCTTGTAAACAGATTTAATCCGTCTACAAGTATGACTCTATTTTTATACATCTACATCTAGATCCATTTCTAATTCGCTAGCAAGAGCTTGGACTTCTTCATAAGACTCAGAATCAATATCTACGCCTTCGATCGATCCTAACTTCTTAGCCATAGCAGCTTCTGTCAAAATATCTATAGCCTCAGTCCATTCAGGATCTTCACACAATTCATTAAAAGCAGTCTTTCTAAACTTTTTATCTGCAACTAATTCACCAGTTCTTGTGTCAACAATAGTAATTTCCTTCCAGCCACCTGTTCCAGAGATTTTATAGAGAAGATTATCAACTATTACGTCATTGCTGGCACAGTGCTTTCTGAGTAGATCAAAAAGTTCTTCGTGTTCAACAATACCTTTTCCAAAGTGAATCTGAAAGTGAGACTTTCTAAAGGGTGGTGCTACCTTATTCTTAACAGTCTTCGCCCAAACTTGAATACCGATAACATCATCCCCGTCTTTGATTTGCTGTCCTGCGCCCAGTTTGATTCGTATAGATGAGTGAAAAGGTATTGCCTTACCGCCGGGTGTAGTATCAGGATCTCCATACATGACTCCTACTTTAGTTCTAATCTGATTAAGAATAACAAATAAGCTGTTAGTTTGTCCAATAACGCCTGTGATCTTACGCATTCCCTTAGAAATAGCTCTTGCTTGTAATCCAATACTTTCTTTGTCATAGTCACCTAAAAGCTCTGCTTTAGGAGAAGACGCAGCAACAGAGTCCCAAATAACTGTCACAGGAACATCTTTGTCAAGTGCCTTTGCCTTAAGAATAGTCTTTTCTGCAATTGACAAAACTTCTTCTGTACAGTGTGTATCAACATAAACAAATCTTTTAGATACATCTACACCTAACATCTGGAGGTTTTCTACAGCTGTGGCATTTTCTGTGTCTATATAAACAACAATTCCTCCCATTTTCTGGGTGCTTCTCGCAATCTGCGTTGCAATATGAGACTTTCCAATACTTGGTGGCCCAAATATTTCTACAATTCTACCCTCAGGAAGACCACCATTTTGCTTATTTGAGCAGATCCAGTCAAGCATGCGTGAACCGGTGCTAATCCACCGCTTAACATGAGTTGGACTTTCGTCTTCAGCAAGATTATAAGCAACTCTAGAACCTTGCTCTTTATTTAAAGACTTGATTAAGTCTTTGGTAAAATCATCATTTTTCATTTATACTCCTTGGACTTTTACATTTTACTGCAAGTCAGTCTTTGTTTACAAAAATGGCGGGCAATTATTTTGCCCGCCAAAAGCACATTTTTTATAAATTTTAGTCCATCAAGTCAGCAAACGCATCGTCAAGACTGTCATAGTTTCCAGAAGAAGTGTCATTATCTGATGAAGAAGCAGTAGAAGTTGGGTGTTCTGTACCCTCACTAGAGACTGATTCATCGTCGCCATTGATCCAGCGCTCAAGAATTCCAGATAATTCATCATAAGACTTGAGCGTATAAAGATCTTCAACAGATGGAATATTCTCTAGCCATTCTTTTGATTGCTTGCTGTTTGTAGAAAGCTTGGTAGACTTTCCACGAGGCATAACATCAGTCATAGCGTACTTCTTGCCAGGAGGCTTAGTACAGACAACCTTGATATCTCGACCTTCGAGAGGATCAGTAATGTCACCGTAATCTTCATCAAGCATGATAGAAAGAAGCTTCTGGTAAACTGTCTTTCCAAAAGACCAAATCTTTACGCCTTCATCTTCTTGTCCACGGACGACAACAGCAGCGTAAGTACGCATTGAAGGATAAAGGTTCTTTGCCATTTCGTAAGACTCTTTTGAACCTTCTTCACGAAGCTTAGAAATAAGCTCCTGTACGGGATCTTTCTTTCCAAACTGGAAAGGTGCTACGATACCGCGAGCTCCTGGAATATTGTAGTACCACTGAATTTCCTTGAAAGGCTGCCCGTCATTGTCGGGGAATGCAATAAGACGAACTGTGTGTTCTTCACCTTCAGTAGGCTTCCAAGTTACGTTACGGTTTGTGTTTGCACCGCTCAAGCGGGCTAGCTTTGCTCTAATCGCGTCAAAATCAACTGCCATTTTTATCTCCTTTATATAATGTGCAATTTGTAATGTGCAATGTTTAATTGCTTAAGCATTATACGCAAGAAATAGGCAAGTTTACAAAATTATTTTCCACCAAACGTTTTTCTAGCAAATTCTTTTCTTCTTCGCTGTGTTTTCTTTCCGTATGGAAAAGCAGTGCCACCTGAGTGACTACTTCTTTGCCCACTATCACTTTCTGGGGATGCGCCTAAAGGTAAAGTAAATCCTGCAGCGGCACCGGCTCCGGACATTTCATTTACATCTTCTTCGTCTTCTTCTGAGAGTTTCAAATCTTTTTCTTCTACTAAGTAAGCAAGTGTCTTGTTTTCTAAAGACTCAGCAAAGAGATCTTGATAAACATCTCTTAATGAAGGATCAGATTCACCTCTTGGTTTTAAAATCATTCTACCAAGAGGTGAATCAAAGAAAGACGAAGAAGAATCTGATAAACGTACCTCATCAGGAGATA